CGAGAAAGATAAAAGAGAAGCTTATAGATTAATCTGGATGGTCAAAGGTCATATTCCTACCAATCCTATTTGGAGTGATGAAGTACTTGAAGTCGTAAAAGATCAATACACAGAAAGACTTTGGGGAAATGAGGAGTGTTATCTTCACACAGATGGATTTGAAGAAGCTTACGATGCTTTTATGGCGGGGGCGAAATAGGATCGACATAAACGTAATATCTTTCATGGAGAATCTGGTGCGGAAGCTACCATAAACGCAACAACACGTTAGATGCCAACGATAATGACATCATTGAGGATTATGCACTAGCTGCTTAATCGCTCGGGGTTTCAAGAAGGTTTCCTAGCAACAGAATAACCTTCACCATTTATCAATTTTTTATATGCAACTTCTCTGTTTTCATGCATGACTTGAGACTCGTATTCTTTATAGTATCCTAAGTCTTGAAGTTCATATGCAGCTTCCTGTAACTTTGCTAGTCTTTGAATAAAAATCATTGCATAGGAAGAAGGAGGAGTTTTTGGATTTGCTTCAAAGATACCACCATAACAATGTGGAGAAAATCCCATCACCCATAGATTAGTATTTGAAGCATTTTCATTTATACCATCAAGAGTATTCTGAAATGCATCAGGGTCATTCTCAAAATCAAAACAGGCAAGAATAATAACATCATATGTGTCATTCCAAGTCTCTTGAATTGACTTTAATTTTTTTATGTAGTCTTTATAAGCAAACTGTATCGAGACTTTATCATTGTTCCATGTATTCTCTGCGTAAGGACACATAGGTAAAGACTTGCCATGTTTTTTTTCTAAAGAAAATCGGCTCCATTCACGAATCTGACTCTCAATTTGTTTCTCCAGAGAGTCAGTAGTGATTGTCATTTTAGTTGTCATTAGTGGTGCATCATTGCATAATTCATTGCGATTCTTTCAAACTCTTGATCTCTTTCTTTTTCAGTCTTAAAAGATATAATCCTGTCAATACGAAACGATCTCCATCCTCCTGCTCTGATATCCCAAACAGAGATAACTTCTTCATTTGGTTTTTTACCTTTTTTTTCGTAGTAGTCCACAACTTGTTTATTTTCTTCAAGAACACTTGCTTGAAGTGTACAATGCATTTCTCTGTAATCGCCATTTACTTTATTGAACTCCACTACACAAATATTATTTTTAAGTATCTCAACTAACTCATCACGTTTTAAATCAATCATACTGAATCCTCTCAATGTCATCTTCATCACAGGAACTCCCATATTGTATTTCTACAATTTTTACAGGATTTACTGTTTGGTTTGCAATTCTATGATACTTTTCTTTAGGCACGAAAATAGTTTCGTGAAGAGAGTATCTGGTTTGTTTTGCCTCTTTTAAATTTGGTTCATCTGAAAGGTATACTGTTGGATTACCTTCGACAACGAACCATAGTTCATTTCTGTTTAAATGTTTTTGAAAAGAAATGGAGCTGTTTGGATTAATTGTAAGTTCTTTTACTTTTACGTGTTTACGATACAATACTTTTTCAGACTTCGTAACAGTACTATAAGCATAATCGTGAAGAACTCTGTAATATCCCCATTGTCTTTCAGTCTTTGGATTTTTCCATTCTTGAAGAATCCAAGAGCTACTGTTCTTTTTCTCTGACCCGCCAACATAAAAAATAAATTGAATTTCGTCATCTATATCCATTTCTGGAATATTTTCTGCTGTCCTATCTCCACCATTAAGAAAACTAATTGGATTGTCAGGACACAGCTCTCTTATTTTTCGTATAGCATTTTTTGCTGTATCGTCTGAATCATCAAATCCAAAGACTACATCAGTACAATACAAGTTTTCAAGAACTGTTTTTCTTTCTTGAAACGGCATAAATGCACGACCTTTTTTTCGTGCAAGCCAGTCATCACTATTTAAACCAACTGCAACAAAAGAACCACTATACATTGCAGCTTTTAGATAGTCAATATGTCCAGAGTGTAAAGGGTCGAACCCACCTGTGCAAATAACTATTTCTCTATGACTTAATTCAGCCTGACCTAATATTTTTAATTTAGTTTCTTTATCCATAAGTTCTATTGCCATTAGTATACCCAACTCACAAAACTATATCTTGTGCCTTTCGTTACAGGTTTCACCATGTGAGGATAAAGAAAGTTTGACGGAAACATAACAACATCACCTGTTTTTGTTTTATATTCCTCACCATGAAACATTAACTCTCCACCCTCATAATCATCATTTAACACGCCAATTATACTTAATACAGGAACACCTTTTACCTCTCCATCAAACAAACTGTGTATATGGTCACAATGAATTGCCATTGTTTGATCTATCGAATACCGATTGTATCTAATTCGAGAATATCCATTCCAACTATCATACCAATCGGGCATATCAAGCCCTCCAACATATCTTCTAATAACAGAGTGAAGTTTGTCCATAATCTTTTGAGACTGTTCTCCACCAAATCCAACATCTAATTCGTTGTCTCCAGACCTACTGAAGTATTCTTCTTGGCCAGGAACATAGAATAGATGTTTTTCCCAATCAATTTTTTCTATGTCCTTAATTGTTTCTTTGCAAAACTTTCTTGAAAAAACCTTTTGTGTTTTTATATAATTTTTTACATTTAAGTCCATAACAAAAATAATATCATGTATTTGCCAATGAAGTCAATAGATTTTTCCATTCGAATTTACGAACATCCCAAGAGTAGAAACTATCCGCATAGATTTTAGAAAGCTGTAGTCTCTGTTGCATATGACTATTCCAATAGGTTGTGATAACCTGATCGAGAATACTTGCAAATGTATTTGCATGAACATTTTGATCTTCCTGCATTTGATACATCAATGCAAAATTAGCAGTTGTTTCTGGAAGGGCTGCATGATTTGGACACACGATACAAACACCAGCACTCATCGCCTCCATGGCTGCAATACAAGATGTTTCTGGCCATATATTTGGATATGCAAAGATATGTGCTTTCTTGAGTGCTTCTCTTACAACTTTGTTTTCTTGAAATCCATGATAAGTAATTCCTTCATGTTCACGACATCTTTTAAATATAAGCTCATACTCTTTATCTCTTTCAGGCCAACCATATGCATTAAAACTTGAATAGACATCTAAATGTATTTTACCATTGTGTTTGTCATAGAGATGTTCAAAGACAGGAACAAGTATTTCAAGTCCTCTATGCGGTGTTGTATGATAGATAAGATTAAGAGTATCAGTCTTTTCTTTTTCGTGAGTCTCAATAGGGTCTATTGCATTTTTAAGAACACAGGAGCCACCATAAGGAACGCCAAGTCCTAAATGATATGTTTGAAATTGATAATTGGAAACAAAGACAATTTGTTTAAAACGATCACGATTGATTTCATGTTTTAGATGCTGACTCTCAGGGTCGTTAAATGTATCGTGACACCAAAGAATCGGTATTCGGTCTTTATCTATATCTCGAACTCTTGAGCAAATAATCTGAAACTTATCATATAGGTCTTTATCAATAACAGATGCAAGTTTTCTTTGCATCATCTCAGTTCCACCATTTGCTTTGGCGTTTAATTCATTCTTTTCTATATCGTCATTCAGTCCACGAATTACAAGATTTGTCATAATCACTCCATAAGTTTTGAGAGGGTCAAGCCCTCTCTCCACTTTTATTTATTAGGACACTTGTACTGCAATATACAAGCAAAGAACGATTATAACAATCTTTCCATAGTCAAGGTCAAAAGCTGTTCCCTCTCCTATTGAGGCATTGTAAATATCAATAATTTTATCAATGCCATTTGATGGTTGTTTTTCTTTCTTTTCTTCTGACATATCTACTCCTCTAAGCTGCCATTGCATAGTCTTTGGCTTTTGCAAGAGCAGAGACTTTCTTTTGTCTCCCTTTTCCAAACCATGCAGATTGTAAGCGTGTATCCTGCGAGACACCTAATTCGTGGTCTATGAGGTAAGTAACAGAGTTAAAGGCAGACCACCATGTACCTTCACTCAAATTTGCACCAGGCTGTGTGTTGACAGTCTCAAGAGCAGCCTCTGCATTACGAGATAAGTCTTTTAACCTTTTGTTGTCACCAGCAATCGGAAAGACTTCATTATAGTATTCTTTGATTGAATCTTTAGAATACTTTTTTGATGCAAGAAGTTTAGAAACATCTGCATAATTTTGCATAAAGTTACTTGCAAGTCCAAGTGTTTCTTTTACACTTTCTGCGTCAAATACTTGTCTGTGATTTAATCGTGCAGACTGTTGCGTATATTGATTAAGAGCATATGTAAGTGTGTTATTACAAACAACACGAACAGGAGTAAATCTTACTTCAATAGAGCAAGCATACTTGTGAGGATTAGAGAATAAAAGATATCCTTCTACATCATCACCTTTTGTTACTGTAAATCCATCTTTCAGTTTTGCAAGACCCCAAACCATACGACCATCATCAAGTGAACCAGCCGTATCCATTTTCATATCTCCTGCAATAACAAACTCATTGAAGAAATCAAATGCTTCAGAATTTTGAAGTGGTTTCCATCCGTCACCAACTGTTGAAAGTATTGTTTCGTCACTATCTCTTACAAGAACTCTACGTTTTGGAATTTCAGTATATTCTGGTTTATTAGGATTCTTGAAATACATTGGTCGAGTTGAGACAGTCCAATCAAGTCCTGCTTTCTTGAGCATTTGATCTGGTGTTAAATCATCAATCACTTTTACACCTAATCCATGCCATGGCACCTCTCCTGCATATGCCATTGTTTCTACCTGATGAGCCATTTGACCCTCCTTTTTAGTTTACGATAATATTAATCTAACACACACTTTCTATAAAAGTCAATACTTTTTTGAAGAAAGTTTACTTTTTTTTAATCTTTCATCTCTTTTTAAATGAGTTGGCGAGACTTTGTGTAAAAGCATCTCACCTTTTTCGTCAAATGAAAATTTGACGTATCCCTTGACACAAAGATAATTCAGAGTATTATCTGTAATCTCAGATGCAAGCTCTGTCATCTTATCCCATAGAGATGCCCTTCCATCAATGTATCCCCAATAATATGTTCCTGCCATGCAGAGCATAGCAAGTAACGTATGACTTACAATACTTATTTCCATTATCTTCTTTTTCCTGTTTGTGGGTCATTTGCCTCTTTTTTGGATAATACCTGTAGTCCACCTTTATTATAAGCTTGACCAATTACGGCATCTCCTGTATATGTGAGAGTTTGTTTTTTAAGTGCAACTCCTTCAACACCATTAGAAAGACTTGGATACTTTGGAGTTTGTCGAGTAAAAGTTACAGTCTTACTTTTACTTGAAGATGAAGAACTTTTGTATCCCATCTTTTTAATAAATTTTTCATGTGCATCAAGGGCCGACTGCATTTTTTCAGTCACCCTTTTTGCTTTACGTTTCTTATGATTTGTTGTTGTATAGTATACAGGAAGTATATGCATATTAATTAATTTTATTGTATTCGAATTGTTCTAAATCAAAATTCAAATTCATAATTGCAGTAACTCCTGTAACAATCTGCTCAAATGGTTTATCTTTGACCAGACTAAAAAGGTCGAAATATTTTTGTTTGTAATATTCACGAACCTCCTCAATTGTAGCTCCATTATTTTCTACAAAATAATCTCTAAACTTAGGTTGATAAACTGACTGAACCGTTAAGTAGTAGTCAGTTAATGCTTTGTCGTTTCTAATTTCAAAACTACAATTTTCTAATCCATCACCAATAGCCATGTCTATGCTCTCCTCACACGAAATCTTTTGTCTCGATATTCATTACAAGCAGTTTGATACTTTTTCCAATTTTTAAGAACAAACTTTCCAGATTCTAGTAATTGTGTATCATATTTTGTTGCAAGCCATTGACTTACCATAGACGATTGAGCTTTGACCATATTCCGTATTTCAAACTTTGTTCGATTAACTCCTAAGATTTGCATTGCATAATCTAAAGTCATAGTTTCATCAAAGCACCATTTATCTCCACTCATAATCTATCCTTCCACTTCTAATGATTTTAATTCTTCTACTCTGAGGTAAAGATCAGGAGGAAACATGCCAGGCAATCTTTCTCTCATTCTGTCAATAACTTCAAGAGCTTGGTCGAAAGAAGTAATTGGTTCAAACAATCCAGCAACTATCCTGCCAGTCTTTCCTGTTTCTCTATCACATTTTTTTATCACAAAATATTTTTGTTCCATTTTCATTTTCATTTCCTTTTTAAGTAAATAGTACAAATAAACCAAATATAACACACGCAAACCAAGCTGCACCAGCAACATCTAGTAAAAAATTATTGAAGTCCATAACATTTCCTTTTTCTAAAAAGGGTTGAAAATAACTACCGAGGCCTTCACCAATTAATAATCCCAAAAAGGGCAATACGTTATTTTCAACCAAGTTTCTTATCATCATTTAAGTATAATGACATATCTCAAGGGTAATGTCAAGAACTTTCTTGAAAAAAGAATCGTTTAAAATCAATAAGTTATGAAAAAAGTGAAAAAAAAATTAGTCAATAAAAACAAAGACTTACGAGGAGAAAGGAAAAAACCTCGTAAGTCTCTGAAAGCAGGGGCTGCTTTTTTACCTAGAGTCGTTTTGCTTATGAGTAAGCATAGTTCCCATCTGAAGATAGGGCTCTCTGTCCTGCAGCAATAACTGCTTTTGACGGAGTTCCGACACGATACGAAGTACCAGCTCTTGATTTATTAGTATAAATCATTACACCCTCATTACGAAGTGTGTCGATCATCGCTCTAGGAGAACTAAGGTCAAACCTTGTTCTTAGTGTTTTCCAAGTAACAGGATTGCCTTTGGATAATAAATTGAAGACTTTTGCCTTCTTAGTTAGTTTTCTAGCCATAAACTAAATCTCACCTTTGTTAATCATAGTTATGTAATCTCTCGATTACAATACCCAATATATCAAAACATATGGGTAAAGTCAACCCTTTTTTCTAGGAATTTGCGTTTTTTTCACATATCTCCTTAAAAGAGTGGTTTTTATCTCCATCCAATAAGAATGTGCCCATTCCCCTTTTTTTGTTGTGGAAATAGCATATTCTACATTGGTGAGTAATTCATCAATATTTTCTGCCGGTTTTAGGTCGAATTTAATTGTAAGCTCCTCGTCTACGAGTTCTACATCCCAAAGAGCATCAGTCATAATTTTTCCTATAATATTACATTAGTATAATTTTGATGTTTATGAATACTATCATATTGGTTTTTCATTGTCAATAACTTTTCTTTCCAATCTATCGTTTTTTCAATAAATGTCTGTGGATAAGCATCATCTGGATTTGCAATAATAACCACGATTTGAGGAACATGATGATTATACATCTCATGGGCCATCATGGCATATGCAGTTGCTTGAAGAAAGTAATTCTCAATCCATTCTTTTTTCTTTTTCTTTCTTGAAGTCTTAAAATCAACAATAGTCGAAACTCCATCCCATTTACAGAATAAGTCAGCTGTTCCTGCAAGTCCAAGTTCTCGACTATGCAAAGGTATTTCTATTCCATAAACATCTGTGACAGATTCTTCCATACGATTTCGTAAAGAATAAAACATATTCATCTCTGTTGGATTCTCACGAAGTGTATTTTTTAGCTTAGTCTCCAGAGGAAGATCGTATTGACTTGAAATACTGTCTTGAAGAAACTTTTCACAATAAGCATGAATACGAGTTCCAAGTCGAGCTGCCCTTCCTGATATTCGATTTGCAGCTTCCTCTCCAATAGATCGTTTCCAACTCTCAATAGAGTCACGACTAAAACTACTTAAAAAAGTAGTGACTGAAATGTATTCACGCCCTCTGTGATCGGTATATATTCGACCATCTTCATATGTTGTTTGTACAAGTTTTCTTTCTTCAAGTAAACAATTAGATATACCCATGTTTCATTTTTCCTATAATATAGTTTTTCACAAGCTCACTTCTTACAATATCAGATGTATCAAACTCTATAAGTTCGAAATCATTTAGAGATGATACTATATTAATGAATGAAAGTAAACCCTTTTTTTCATAATCTTTTTGTAAATCTGTCTGTCGAAAATCTCCTGCAAGAAGAAGTGTGCTGTTTTCTCCAAGCCGTGTCATAATACTATCAAGTTCGTGAAAGGATAAATTTTGTGCCTCATCAATGATAACAATACTGTTACTCATTGTTGTTCCCCGAACATAAGAGGTTGTCATAAACTCAATAAGACCTTTTGCCTTCAGAGAAGAATATGCATCATTACGATTGAACAGCTCAGAGCAAATATCAATGTAAGGATATTCATACGATACTGACTTTGCAGAAAGAGTGCCTGGCAAAAATCCCATATCTCTTGTTGGAACAGCAGATCGAACAATCGTAATTTTTTCTGCACCATTTTCATTTTCAAGCACGTCAGAGAGTGCCAGATAAAGTGCAATAAATGTTTTACCTGTTCCTGCAACTCCATGAAGAATAACATTCTTGTTATCGTAGAAACTGTCAAATGCTTGTTGCTGTTTTAAATTTTTAGGAATGACCTCACTCAAACAAAGTGAATTTTTGGATTGTCGCATCTTTCGAAGTTGCCGTCTTTCTCTTTTCGAAAGATTTTTTAATGTGGGAACATAATCTACATTTGAATAAATGGTTGACGACTTCATATATTGTCCTTGTTAAGTTTTGAAAAAAAGACATAATATACTATCTAATATTGGTATGTGGAATCGATGGCAAACTTTCTGTAGCTGATGTATGATCTCCTTTCGCTTCTCGTTTTCTTCTCCATTTTTCAATGGCATTTCTGGTTTTGGTATCTTTAATTGATTTAGAGCCGTACTTATGTGCGTGTGCAGATGTGGGATGTGCCTCTGCAATCTTTGACATAGTGTCTTTAAATCCACCATCTAATTTTGCATTGAGATTGTGTCCAGAAATAAATCCAGCTGCCGTTGGAACAGGTTTAATATATGGATTTACCTGTAAGTATTGTTTTCTCTCTGCTCGACTCATAAATTTATCGAACTCTTCTTCTGTTCTAGTGTCTCTAAATGAATAGGTGGGCATCTTCTTCTTCACTCCTCTCTTTAATTTCAATCTGTATGTGTTTACAGGCATCTGTTGTTGAGGTCTTAAATAAGGCTGGTATCAATGCATGAATGATTGCTTTACATGATGCAATGGCCAGTAAGTATGATAGGTAGAAAGAGAAACGACAATGTTCTTTCCAAGTCGTTCTCTGCTCGTATAGGTGTTGTGAACTTTCAGACATTAGTTTAATATCCATTTCATTATTTATAAAACCACATAGTCGGAGTAGATAACATTTGGTAAATCTACTTGTATTATATCATATCCATTTGGAAAATAAAATTTAAATTCGATCTTTGGATTATTCTCAAAAACCCATGCAAGATATCTTGCACGAAAAATAGAGTCGTCATAGTTTGCTCTTGTTTCTGGGCCATAGTTTTCAGTTGCATCATAGATGTTACCTGTTGCAATGCTACGATCTCGTATCATTGAATCAAATCCAATAATGTAAATTTTATCATGTTTGTGTCGAATTGCTTCTATGATTGCATTTGTTCCAGCATTACTTCTTGGTGGCTTGATAACTCCGAGATCACTCCAAAGTTCTTTAGGCTCCCATCTTTCCATTTCGGGAGGAACAATTAATCGGTATGAGGGAAAATCACTTTTCTTTATTTCATCAATGACACCATCATCAATTGCAACAAGCCAATCTGGATAGAGATAGTCTGGCCCATAGTCACGATATAGTGCATTGCACCCATAGATAGTCATCTGGTCATTTGTACGGGCAACTTGCTCGAGGCTTATGTCCTTACGAGACAATCCGTTACCGACAATCAATGCTTTCATTTACTCAATGCCTAGTGTAGGAAATGCCTGTTGTACAACTTTTTTTGTAATGTTTTTATAAGGAAGTTTTTTATCTTTAATTGAGATAATTAATTTTGCATCTTCTCGATCTATCATCTCAAGAAGTTGTATAAAAATCTGCTCTCTTTTTAATGTGGTCAGATTTTTTGACTGCGGAGACTCAATCAGATAATCAAGCCGTCTATCTTCACGAAACAATGCACCTTGAATATCAGCTGCTTCATGTGCATACTTAACAAGGTCGTCAGGAGGTGGGCCTTCTGGAAGTTTCCATACCACTCTTGGGTCGAAACAATATCCAAGCACCTTCTTGAGTGTTTTACTACTGTTGTTTTGTAGATATTTCACTCTATCTTCTATTTTTTTGAAACTGTTTGCTTTTTTCAATATTTCAGAAATACTAATCACCATCTTTTTTATTCCCATTTAGTTTATCCACAATCATGTCCAATAACTCATCCAAAGGATGTTTCTCACCAATACATCTGTATGTAACACACTGTATAATTGACAGCATAACATTTATGTCACGTTCAAGTATCTTTTCATCTATTCCATCAAGACATTCATCTAAGTCATAATGTTGCATATTATGTATAAACTTTCTACTCATACTTTCAACAATGGCATTTGCAGCCATAATCTTACGACTCTTTTCTCTCTTTGCAATATTCTTTTGAGAGTTTTTATTTATCTTTGATTTTGGAAATTGAATAACATTATCGTTCATAGTCTCACTATTTATATTCATTTTTGAAATCCCTCAGAGTCATATGCAGGAACAACTTTTTTCCATTTCATCTTTCTATCTCCATTCATACCATAAACATCTGATATCCAATCTCCATGCTGTAAGTAGTGATTCATTTCTCTTATGTAAGCTTGAAGATTTGCATATCGTATAGGGTCGTCTTTACGACACCCTTTCATTTCATTTTTTGTATACCTTATCCATTCATTTACTTTTTTTGGAGAAAGAAAATGGTCGTCAGGTAATTTTTCAACTTTTTCGTGCATGATCTATATTCCAATAATATAAAAAAAGTTCATCAATAACAAGATGAAGACTTTCAAGCGTTCCTGTGTTTGATATAATAAAGTGTTTATTATACGTTTTAATTGTTGATTTAAAAAATCTATGCTGTGTCCATGACCATTCGGAACTATGAATTTTCTCTGGTAGTGTATTGTTTGAAATTAAATTCTTGAACCACTCTGGCTCTCTATCCTCTCTTCTTACCCAAAGAAGCATACCATGATTTTTTAATATCCAATCCATTTCATTTTGAAATCTGACATCTGGAATAACAATATTCTTTGATGTATTCACACGACTTTCAAGTGCATCAATCCAGAAGTCAGGATTAAATGCATCTCTAAAACATTCCGTTCCTATTTTTTGCAGAACATCTCTAGGGA